CACGGTGATTTCCCAGCGTTCGGCTTCCTCGTTGAGCGGGGTGTCCACACCGTCCAGCCACACCCAGGCACCGCGCGCTCGCCGCACCCAGCCAAGTCTGATCGATCCATCGGCCAGCAGACGCGCCGTCCCATGCACAGGCGAAAGCGGGCGCAGAGTCGCGTCAGGATCGGCGATGGGTACGCTTACCGCCGCAGTATCCCCCAGTCCGATCCCGACGATCCGCGTCACGGAAGGTTCACCAATCAGCGCGGTATCCAGCCGAATCAACGCATCATCGATCAGGACAAAGGGCTCGTTCGCGGCGTGCGTATCGACCGCCCACTCGGTCCCGCCTCGCCCACGCAGCCAGTTGCTGAGCCGCCATGCGCCGTCGCCAAGCGGAACTGCAGATCCGAACTGCACGATCTCGCTGCCGATGCGGGCGCGATTGGCCCCCAGCAGCATCTGGGTAAGGCTCGCGTTGACAAGCACCTGATCCGGCGCGGCCAGCGTGACATCAAGCGTGGAGCGGCCATCGATCAGCAAAGGCGAGGCAGGAGGCAGCATCCCTGTTGTGCGGCCCATGCGCGCCCGGGTTCTGCCGGTTGAGCCGATCGAGGTGAGGGCGCCCCCGTCACCGCCAAGGTCCGCCAGCAGGGCTGCCCCGGTCCAGCCCGCACTGGCCCCTGATGCCGCCGCATAGACTGCGGGGGATGATCCGCTGCTGGTGCCGTCCCAGGGCAGCGCAAAGGCGCCGAGCACGGTCGGCGTGCGCACAAGGTCAGCTGCGGCATTGAACCGGCCCGGGTCCGATGCCGCGACCGCGCTGGCCGCAACCGGGCTGGCTGCAGTGCTGGCGACCAAAGTCAGCAACACGCCGTCCTGCTGCCATTCCCACTGCGCTATCTGCCAGATACCGGATGCGATCGGTATGCGCACGAATGCCCCAGGCCCGATTGTCGGGTCAATCTCAGTTACCCGGTAGCTTATCACATCGGCGGGGCGCGCTGCCCTGCGGCTAGCACGGCTGGCAAGCGTTTGCGCGGCCGCTGCGGTCAATGCTGCAGGTAGGTCGATAACCTGCAGATCGCCCTGCTCGCTGCGGCCTATGCCGCGCTGCAGTCCCGGCTGATAGTCGCGGGCCAGATCGTAATATCGCACCCCGCACTGCCGCACGCGCGGCAGTGGCTCTCGTTTGCGCGACCATCCACTGGCCTTGATCTCGCTTGATCGGCTTTCCCTGTTCGCGGCCGCCGGGCCGGGAAGTTGCACGGGCTCGGTTCCAGCCCCCGGCTCGGCAGAATGGAACCGCAGTGTTCCGCCCGACACCGAACTGGCTATCGGCACGGCCTCTCCGATCACGGCCAGCACATCTCCTGCCGAGCCCTGATCGATGCTGAACCCTGCGACACTGTGCTCCAGCGTGGTGACTTCCGCCTCAGGAAGAATTGCGCGAGCAATCGCCGCGATGGACGTATCGGCTGGGTCGGCCAGAATTTCGAAGGTCAGCGAAGGAATGCGATTGCCATAGTCGGCCAGTTCGAGATCTTCGAACACGACATAGGCAAGACCGCGATAGGCCGGGCACCGGTCGGTGCCCTCGGCCTGAACCATCAGTGGATCCGGGTCCTGATCGCCATGGCCCGCATGGATGCGCAAGCTGCCCCCTACCTTGAGATCGCCGTCAGCGCCGCGCAGCAGGTTGCCGTCGGCCCAGATCCGGCCGATCCCGGCGATGGGCCTGCTGGAAACCGCGACTGCGAACGAAGATGAGTACGTATAACTGGTGACAGACGGGCGGCCCTTGCCCGAACTTGCGGCATCCTTGTGTTCGGCCAGTTCGGTTGCCCAGATCACGCTTCCTGCTGCACGCATGCGTCCGAAGTGCAGCGGCAGGGCAGAGCCATAGCTCGACGTCTGGACCGTCAGGTCCTTCAGCCTCGGGCCTTCGACGCGCCGCCCGCCGATGATGGCCGTATCGATCTGGCGGCCCACCAGTGCTCCGATAGCACCGCCCAGTGGGCCGCCGAAAACGGTGCCGACAGCAGTCAGAAGCAAGGTAGCCATAAAGCTCAGTTCCCGTGTGAAGGCGTGGAGATCGGCAAATGCCACGCGGCGGCCAGTGGCCACGCTGGGTTGCCGGGCAGAAAAGTCACCCGGCCGATCCCGGCATGGGCATGAATGAAGCCGCCCGGAGCGCGTATCATCAGGTGAGGCTGAACCGGGCTGACCATTACCAGCAGCACATCCGCGTCTTCAGCGCTGTTTGCCGCCTCGAAGTGGTTGGCCTTCGCGAACGGCAGCAGGCTGTCCACCGTCGCGGTCCGCAAACGGTATCCCTCCGGCACGATCGGCTCGGTTCCGCTGCGCCGCATGGCTTCCGCCACCAGGCCGACACAATCGAGCCCCGTTGCCGGATCACGTCCGTGCAAGCGGAAGCGCACGCCGACCAAGCCGGCAGCCGCGGCAGCCAGTGCAGGGTTCATTGCTGCGGCACCGCATAGCGGGTGAGCAGATCGTTGCCGGGCAGGAACGGCTCGCCCTGGAAATTCACCGCGTTGTCAAAGCGCGTGGCGCAGGTCTCAAGGGTATGGTCACACCCTTCACGCAGCTCGATCCGGGTGCCCAGTGCAACGCCCGTGGCTGCCGTCCGGTCCAGCACCAGCCAATCGCCATCGATGGCCTCGATCCGTCGAGTCAGCCCTGCTTCCGGGCCATCGACCCACCGCAGCGTGCCAAACGCAAGGTCTGCTGCAGCCGGGCCTCCGGTGATCAGGATCGAAAGGCCGTCGATGGAAATCTGCGCCAGGCTGGCCTGATGCGTGAAGGCCGCAGCGGAAAGCGTGCAGCCCTCCGCACAGAACTCCGCGCGGCACGTCGGCGCGGTGCGCGGCACGATCTGCCGAGCCAGCAAGTCCTTCACCGATCGCAGTTCGGCTGAAAATCCGGAGCCCTCATGGCCGACACTGCCGATTGTTCCGGCATAGAGCGTTACACGCTCCAGCGTTTCCCAGTCGACCAGTCCCATCGCAATGGATCCGCCGTCAAAGCGGCCTGCCGCAAGATCCGCCTCACGGATCGCATCGTGGCTCAGCGCCCCGGCCACTTCCGCGCTGTCGGCCTCGAAGTCAGCGGTGCGCCGGATCGCGGATGGCACCATCCCCGGGGCAGTCCGGTGCACCAGTCCATCGAAGGCAAGGTCCCGGTCGTGGCTCGTGAAGCCCAGCGTCACGCCGTCGCTCCGCTCCAGCCGCCACCAGATCGCCACGGTCTCAAGCGACTGGCTGAACCAGGTTCGGGTGCTCTCGGGCATTTCAGGCGTCCTCGCGCAGTTCGATCAGCGGCACGCTCGGCGCTTCTCCCGCAGCAAAGGCAGCGCCTGAAACGTCCAGCTGGTCTTCCGCAAAGCGCACGGGCACGTCGAACACGAACCCGGCGCGGATGATCTTGCCCGCAGCCGGTGCGTCGGCGAACACGATCTCGCCCAGCGCATCCAGCGTCCATGCCGTGACCGTCACACCGTCAACGCTCACCAGCACGCTTTCGGCACGTGGTCTGGTGATTCGCCGCTGCTGCGCGTCGGTCCCGGTGCCATAGGCTTTGATCAGCCCGAACCGCGCCGCTGCACCGTCGCCGGTTCCGATCACCTGATCCAGCGCTGTCGGCACCCCCGTCATCCCGTTTGAGCTGAAATCCGAAGGGTCCCGCAGGCGGAAGCCGCGTGCCTGTCCGCGCCGCGCCCGGAAAAAGCCGATCAGTTCGCCCAACTCCACCTCCGAACGCACACCTGGGCCAACGTCGAAACGCAGTCGCGCATCGGCCCAAAGGCTGTTGCGGCGTTCGAAGCCCGAAGCGGTGATCGTCACGTTCGTGGAAAATTCGGGTGTCACCGTCGCAGACCGACCGATCGCGATGGGAAAGAGCACGTCGTCGAAAGGTTGCATGGTGTTGTCCTCGCTGGCCGCTCCCGCTGCGGCGTCGGGCAGGCGCGTAAAGCCGTCGCGCGCCACTTGCGGCAGCGCCCAGATGAAAGTCTCGGCCACGCCCAGCGCCTGTGCCTCGCTCGCGGCGGCATCGATCAGTGGCCACATTGTCTCGGCATCGGCGCCGTTCAGCACAAAGCCCGAAAGGTAGTGCTGGTGGCT